AGTGGGCTGGATTTACAAACTTTAGAAATCTCTACCCACTGACATTCACTCCCTGGGTAAGAATTGTCCGCAGTGGAGTATGGGCGCATGTATTCGTTCTGAATGGAGTGCAAGTACATGTCAATATCAACTATATCGACATGCTTGACGACGATCCCGGCAGTTTGGAATATTACGTGGCTGGGCCGGAAGAAACCGACGTTGTTGTTGTGGTAAAAAATAGTTGCCCTATTGCAGTAATTATGCCGATGAAAATGGAACTTGATAATCTCCAAGCACCTACTCACGAGGCTTATGATTCAGCCGTAACCGAAGAAAAACTAAATAAACCCGCCAAAACCGCCGAGAAGGCTGAATCGGAATCTGAACCGGAAGCATTCAAATCCTATTGGGTAATCGACAAGGTTCTGCCGGACGGGACCCGCGAACGAATGCCGTTTGAACTGACGGACGAGGCCGAGGTTGGGAAGTTCATGAAGGACTTGGCAGAGCAGACCCCGGGCGTGGAGTACGAGGCCAGCGAAATCACGGCGGACACGGTCTTAGCTGTTTATTGGGATATCTTCACGCCGGACGTGAAGGGTGACGACATCTTTGCTACGACCGACGAAATTGCTCTACAACAGTTAGTGCAAGAAGCTCTTATCTTGCATCCCAAGAAGGTAGTGATAGCTTTTCAGAGGCGCAGATTTGCCGATGGAACCCAGGAAGCCGCAAGCGAGATAACTCCGCACACGGAATTCTTCATCCTCAACGGCGTGCGCGTAACTTTCCAGGAGCAAACGAAGGACTCCGTAGCCTATCGCATCATCGAAACCGGCGCTGTCAACAATGTCACAATCGGCGAGTGGAACGACCATGCCGTGCGGTGCGTGGGGTTTGTTGCGGAAAACGCTATTGAAACTGACGATAGCGTTACTGAAACACCTGAAAGTGTTGGTGAAGCGATTGAGCAGGAGGTCGAGGCCGAAGATGACGACACGCAGGAGGAAGAGCAGCCGGAGGAACCTGAATACCCATATCAGCCGCCAGGATCATGCGTGACCTGCAAGCACAACACGCTGCCGCCTGGCCAGGAACCGTGTGTGACGTGCAACGCGACTCAGCCGGTTTACTCATTGTGGGAGTCGGGAACCAAGTAAAAAAATGACAAAAATCAGACCGATTAGTGAATTGCGCGAATTGATGGAAAAGCCGAAGGAAAAGCGCAACAAACACAATGCAAACAAGACAATCGTAGACGGGATCGTGTTTGATTCTGAAATGGAAGCGGCTTACTATGTACGATTCCTGAATATCAATAAAGACAGATGGCACATTCTCAAGGTGCATCCACACTTTGACTTCATCGTGAACGGTGAGAAAATAGGCAAGGGCGCAAAGTTTGATTTTCTGTGTGTGAAGAAAGACATTGCTTCTGAGTTGAAGGGCATGAATGCACTGTGGGTTATTGACGTGAAGGGCAGAATGACACGCGAATGGGCGAAGGCGCGGGATTTAATGAAAGCGTGTCACGGAATAGACGTTACGCTTGTTGGTGTCGATGAATTGCCGAGAGTCCAAGTAAAGAATTTGATTGAACAAGCTGAGATTGAAGGAAGATTAAAATCGAAAGGATGGGTGGAGTAGATGAGCGATAAATTTGATGAAAGTAGAAAGGCATTAGGAACAGAGTGTGTTGATAATTTTCTTGCGAAGTTTGGCATGGGGCCAAAATATGTGCCGAAAAAGCCTCAAACTTGTGAGTGTCCGCGTTGTAAAAGACAAAATGCGTTTATAAAAGAGATACACCCCGATACTGACATAAATGCTATTGTGCTTTATTGTCCTGATTGCAAGTACGAAGAAGAAAGATAAGAAAGGCGGTGAGTGAGGGGTGAAGATGTCTAAAAAAGAAAAACGACGAGTAGCGATAGGAATGGTAAATGAGTTAAGCCCTGAAGGTAAAGAATATTTTGATTCACTTACAGAGAGGAGTCTTGCCATAAGAAATGAAGGGCATAATCGCTTAATAGAAGCAATAAAATATAATGAAAGGTTGAATAGATTAACCCAAGAAGGGATGAAGCGATTAGGGGCATTGAAAGCAAAGCAGGAGGTGCAAGATGAGTGAACATCTTTCAATCGAACTGAGCAAGAGGCTGCATGAATTAGGTGCGTTCGAGGGGCGGGGGTGGCAGGTTGGGGATTTTGCACTGCTAGATCTTGTTAGTACGGATTCAATTGTTAAGGTTGTGGTGTTGAAGACAACCGACAATTATTATCTTGATGTATGCAAGATTAGTAACCTGACATATTACCGAGTGCAGAAAAGTTATTACTTCCTCCTCCCCTCGCTTTCCGACCTGCTGGAGGAGATTGAGCGGGTAAGTGGAAAGCCGCCTAAACTATTTCCTATTTACCTTCCCCAAAATGGTTACGGACATGGCTGTGTGTTGGAGGGAGTAGAGCACTTTTGGTGTGACGGGGGTTGTCAAGAGTCCTACCTCGAAGCTGCCGCCTCCTGTTTGTTGAAAGTGCTTGAGGCGAAAAAATGAAACTTGAATTATATACAAAAGGCTTAAAGGGTAGAATAGCAAAATATTTTACGGTTTGGTGCGGTGTTTGTTGCGGACAATTTGATGGTGCAATGTCTCATAATAAATCAGAAGTTGCGATTAAAGCAAAACAGGCAGGCTGGAAATTAACAGAACAATATGGCTGGTTGTGTCCTGATTGCTTGAGGCGAAGAAGGGAGCGGGGGAGTGATGAAGTGTGAGGCATGTATGACATGTGTGCTGAATGAAATTTGCACAACTAGATTGATAGATGACGCTCGGCTATATTCCTTACAAGCCGAGAACGAGGAACTGAAACACCAATTAGAATTGAGAAACAAGGCATTAGGCTTGCAGGCGAAAATCAATAACGCACTATTGGATGATGTTACGAGGCTTAGGAGTGCGCTTGAGAGGATTGCTAGTTGGGAAGCCGTTCATCCTATGGGCGTTGAATGGCTAGGTGCTGAATTGACATCACGAGTTAAATTAGCACAGAAGGCACTTGAGATTGATAAGTCGATTGAATCGACATGATTAGTGAGCGTGTCGATAAGTGAGCTAAAAATCGACATGAGAGGAAGGAGGTGAGAAGGTGATGAAATCGGCAATTTTAGGTAAAGGACCATCGTGCTTTGAAATGGGATACAATCCGAGACAACCTAATTGTAAGAACTGTATATATTGGAAATTCTCTTTAAATATTGAGGATATTCCACACGGAACTTGCCGAATACCCGATAGGTCAGGTGAACAAACAACTGCTTCGTGGCATAAGTGTAAGCATTACGATGATGGTGAGGCATCATTATTGCATTTTAACGAGGAGTGTTCTAAATGAAAACCGAAAAATATGGAAATGTTATTTTCACGTTTGCAAGAACTGTTTGCGGGTTGCCGTTGTTAAAGGTAGGAGGGATGAAAAATGAGTAAATATTGTGAACATGAATATATAAAACTTTGCGAAAGATGTGGACTGGCCTGGTGTTTGGATTGCCATAAAGACTTTTCTATTCCGAAAGGAGTGGACGGAACGCCACTTCATGCAGGATGTCTTTGCGATACAATTTATTACAGAAGAATTCGTCCAAATCCACCACCATACGCACAAGAAAAAGAGCTGGAAATTGATATAGAACATGAAATAAGACTTCTGCGTCGGGATGTTGATGAATTAACGGGAAATTGCAGACTTTCTGCCAGTCTAATCCTCGAAACGATGGCAACTATAAGGCAATTACTGGAGATAATCACAAGAAGTCACGTGTCAGTAGAAAAGATGGAGGAACGCAATGCTAACCGAACAGCGCATGAATGAACTGCACAAGCGTTTTGATTGTGACACTGACGACGATTTGAGTGATGTATTTGAAGAACTAGAGCGATACAAACGGCAGATTAAATCCTTATATAGAGATATTGCAACCTTTCAAGATGGCGCAATGAGAAGAACCATACGGGAACGCACACATAAAGAGATCGACATAAGGTAACGCATGGAAGCAAGCGTCGTTAAAACTAGACAGCAGTTGCCGATTGAAGCCTATTTAAAGGCTGATGAATTGGCTTCTCTAGTCGAAGTTGAACACGGCGAGATACTACTGATTGTGAAAGATGGTATAGTTCAAGAAATCAAGGCGCAGTCGAGGTATCAGCGAATTAGAACAATTAAATAAAGTAACGTCATTCTGAGGCTACACCCTGAGGGCGGTTCGACTTCTTAAACGGAGTCTGAATCGCCCTTTTTCTTTTGAAAGGAGGGTGAAATTGATAAATAAAGGTTTGTTTTCAAGTGGTAGTGTAGATTGGGAAACGCCACAGAATCTATTTGACGAATACGATCAACAATTCCATTTTACGCTTGATGTATGTGCTAATTCTGAGAATGCTAAGTGTGAAAAATATTTCACGGTAGGGGACGATGGCTTGTCGCAGGATTGGCAAGGCGTATGTTGGATGAATCCGCCCTACGGACGCGAGATCGGAAAGTGGATGACGAAGGTTTATAAATCCTCGCTAAATGGCGCAACTGTTGTGTGCCTTATCCCCGCCCGAACAGATACCCGATGGTGGCATGAATACGCTATGAAGGGTGAAATTAGATTCCTTAGGGGCAGGATTCGTTTTGTTGGTGGTAAGTCGTGCGCTCCATTTCCAAGTGCGATTGTTATTTTCAGATCTAAGGAGGAGCTAAATGTCAAACGCTAAAGAGGGTGAACCGACCAGTTACTTTACCAATGAGTTTCTACCGCACCACACAGGGCTAAGAGGGCGGTTAGACACCGAATACTGTGTAAGTTGTGGACGCGTTCACTACATGCCTAGCTACTCGTTCCTAATCGACAATGTGCTATTTCACATGTGTCAACAATGCGACAGGCTTTGGGACTTACAGAGGCCGCTTAATAGAAGCCATTACAAACGAGCAAGATTAAGATTGGAGGATTGAATTGAAGATTTATATCGCTGGACGATACACGCACACGACCGAAGAAGAACGCAGGCAGTATGTTGAAGCTGGCAAGTTGGCTATCTTACAACTGATGAAGAAAGGGCATACACCTATTTGCACATTCTCTATGACTGACGGCCTGGAGCATAACAACATGGGACTGCACTATGACGACTTCATGAATCTGTCACTGGAATGGCTTTTGAATTGTCAAGCGGTCTACATGTTGGAGGGTTGGGAGCAGTCGAACGGCGCACGGATTGAGCGTGAACTAGCAGAAAAAGAAGGCTTACCAATCTACGAGAACATCGAACTAATACCGGAGGGTGATGATGACTGATGAAATAGAAGTAAACGAAGCAGGCGGTATGCAATCAAAAGTTATATCTCGGTTGGATTTATTTCCTGCCCGTGCATGGTTAAGGGTTGGCAACGTCTTGGACGAAGGCGCAAGAAAATACGAAGAAGAAAACTGGAGGCTTATCCCGTCACAATCACACCTTAATCATGCGCTTATACACCTAGCTAATCTTAAAATTGGTGATACAACAGAAGACCATGCAGGACACGCAGCTTGCAGAATAATGATGTGGCTTGAAATGTTGATCGTGGAAAGTGAGGCTGAATGATGGGTAGCAAAATGACAAGCAAGGCTGCAATAGCACGAGAGGCTTGCGAGACTTGGAAAGAGCAAGACACAAGATGGATAGCTAAGTGGTTGGTGGCACATTACGGCGAACTGTATGACTTCAATATTGAGCTTGCCAGGACTCACATTAGACGATGGAGAGGTGCAGTCGGTAAACGGATAAGACAACAAATAGGTGATAGGATTATACCTAAGTTGCCAAAGTCACAGACATTGATTCAGGAGCCTTTTAATTTGCCTGCTGGTAAGTGGCTACTACTTTTCGACATACACGTACCCTATCACGACGAGAAGGCCGTTAAAAGTGCTATTGAGTATGGCAAGACACACGGTGCAACCGGCTTCATTCTCCAAGACGCACAGGATTGCGAATCATGCAGTTCTTTTGCAAGGGCTGAAGATAAACGCGACTTTTCCAAAGAAATATTTACCATGCTTCAATTTCTTAACTGGCTTGACTACGAGTTCCCCAATGCCATGAAAGTATGGCAGGAATCGAACCATGAAGAACGGCTGCCTAATTACTACCTGAAAAATGCTGTAGAAATGGCTGGTATGCCTTGCGCCGATCTTGCTTCTGTATTAGGGCTTGAGAAACGAGGCTATGAGTGGGTAGGGGATAGGCGCATGATATACGCCGGAAAGTACCTCACAATTCTACATGGACACGAACTGTTAGGAGCCTCTACCACAGTTAATCCTGCTCGTGGTGTATTTCTCAAAGCGATTGATATTACAGTTGTTGGACACTGGCACATGACATCACAGAATCCAGCTAAAACCATACGAGGCAAAGAACTTCCGGGCTTCTCTGTTGGCTGTTTATGTGGTCTGAAGCCTAAATACTTGAGAGTTAATAAGTGGAATCACGGGTTCGGTTGGCTTGAACTTGACGAGAAGGGCGACTTCGACTTTCAAAACCTGAGAATCCTGCCAAGCGGGAAGGTGGTACGCTCATGACAAACACCAGCACCATTGACAGCTATATCGCATGGTGTGAAGAACCGCTTAGAATCGACTACGAGAAGGAGGCAGAGCTTGAGAGGCAGGAGGACGAATTACTCAAACAACATGGATTCATTAGTAAAAATGGCTCTCATCGTCCGAGATCGTGCTACACCGAGAAGCAGTTAAGGGACTTAGCGCGACGGCACGAGCAGACTAATCACAATGAGACGCTTAACCTCTACACGATGGCAAAGGTGGAATTGAGCGAATCACAAGAATACGATATTATCAAGATGATTGAACGAGCGCATCTTACTAAGCGTGAGTTGTTGGCCTGGACACTGCACAAACAACGCGAGACAGGGGCGTACATCGGGGATCAATTAGGCGTGACAGCATCACGAGTCTATCAACTCATCCATGAGGCCCAAAGGAAGCTAGAAAGAACGCTTTTAATCAATCCATATTGGGGATTGCATGAAGTCTATTGGTCGGAAGTGCTGAGAATCAAGATTAAACGAGTTGAGGGATTCAAAAAATAAAGGGGAGTCTGCCAATTAAGGCAGACTCCCCTGCGAGGAAGGAAGCTAAGCGTACCATTTTTCGATATTATCAACCGCCTTTGTTATAGCATCGTCGTTGATGTATTTGAGTAAGAGGCTGTCAGCCTCCTTATCGAAACCCACCAAAATCACTCTCCTTGAGGTTCAGCCTCAATACTGTCCAAAACAAGCTGTGCGCCGACCGGTAGGGCTTTCTTGTTGCCTTTCCTGCCTTGTCGATTAGCTCGAATAGCTGTTCTTCTTGCTCTTGTGTCAGTGATCTCACTTGTATTCCTCCACGGTGATCGTGAACTTCGATCCGTCTTTAGCCTCTGCTTCCACGACATTCCCGTATCGATAGGTGCTCTCAACTAACAAAGCATGGTCTAACCCACATACAACCTCGTTGGCTATGTCCTCACACGTGGTCGGTTCCAGGTCACTCATGGACGCACCACCCTGTATAGCGAGAAGCCGTATCCGCTGGGGTGCTCTTCGATTTGGCATTCCTCTTTGAGGGACTTCAGTACGCGCAACATCCGCGCGTATTCCTCAGTCCAGTTTGGGTGCTCATACATCCGATGCTTGTCTACCTGTAGGTTTTCGGCCAGCAGATCGTCAGCGCAGAATGACTTCATGTCCTGAATCCGGCCTAGCACCCATTTCCGAAGTGTTGCGTCGGCAATCTCATACTTGGTCTGTGTCATCCGGTTCGCTCCCTTCTTTGCGACGAAGTCTTGAAACCGTGTCTTCGCAGTGATTTACGATCTCTTGCATTTCTTCGATGCTAAGCTTCTTTTTCAACGGCTCTGCGAAGTAGGTCTTTTCTCCATCCTCCGTCTCGTAAAATGTCTTCGTTACTCTAACGACTTGCATTAGGCGTCCCCATTCATCGCTCCGTTCGGCGAATTAGTCAAGTGATTCTGGCGGATTCTAACCGGAATTGTTGGGTTTTCAGTAGCAGTTGCTACCTCCATGTGGAGTACTTCAATATCTGCATACTTGCCCTCGGTCTTCTCGGCTATGTTATTCAGGTCTTGAATTAGTTTCTCTTTTTTCTTAGTCACTTCCCCGCTCCTTTCTCAAGCTCTTCTTTACACTTTGGACAAAGATATTTATTTTCGTCCAAATTAACACGCCACCCTTCTTCTTCAATACTCTCTATTAGGTTTTCTCTTGTATCATGAAATATTGCGCTACCGAATTCCTCTCCGCATCTATCACATTCTACGCAATAATTCCGCAGAGTAAAAATACCCATTTTAACTTTTCTCCCTCTCTAATCTTTCCTTCACAGCTTGAACGATGTACTCTTTTTTAGTTTCGCCAGTCTCAATGGCTCTGTGTTTGACCTGGTTGTTAAGCTCGACTGATAGCGAAATGAAATTCACGATTGTGCCTGTTTTTGGTTTCTTCATTAGTTATTCTCCTCTCAATTTATTCAATATCTGAATGTCTTGACCAAGAAAACAATCAAGATCGTGTGCAATGTTCAACGCATCCAGATATAAATCATTAGTAAGCTCTGTGAATTTTCTGCAAATCTTACACTGAACATAATTGGAATTAGTTTTGCTAATCCAAAAATGTGATGTATTCTGTGCGTGCAAACTTACAATAGCATTTTTTAGGGCTTTTCGTTCTTCGGGGGTACTCATTAGTTATTCTCCTTTTCTTCTTGACATTTAGGGCAGTAATGTTTTCCGTTATCAAGTTTCCAGCCTTCATCTATTGCGTCAAGTAAAACACAGGCATCGTCTGAGTAGAAAATTGCGCTATCGTATTCCTCTCCGCATTCATCACATTCAATGCCATAGTGAGTCTGTTTGGTAATGGTCATTAGTTATTCTCCTTTTTCTGCTAGTTTGATTGCCTGTTCAAGTTCGTCGGCAATCTCGCGTTGCTGTGTTCCTGGAGGGCATTGACTTAACCAGTCATGCGCCGCCTTACACGCATCCAAAAGTGCAGGCGCGGCGGCGATTAGCTGGGCGTTTTTAGCTGTGTTACAGGTGGCAATCAAAATATTACCATTGCCGTCGTACTGCAAAACGAAATTGTTATTGCTTCTCCACTTCTCCATCTTCACTCCTCACTTTCTCCGCACTGGGCGGGGTGATTATTGGTTGTCCGGGTGGAAGGGATCATCGTCCTCTAGTTCGTAGAATTTAATTTCTTCCTCATCCATCCCCCAGTATTCCGCCGCCTCCTCCCGCGCTTCAAATTTGGTATCCGCTTGTAAAATAATTGGTTCATCAGACCCGAAATAGGTAGTATACCAATCGCGATTGTATTCAAAGATAACGAATTCTGTTGCTATTCCCGGATGATTTACTGATCGCATCTCTTTCATTCTCCCTTCATTTATTTCCGCTCAAACCTGCGGGGGTGGTTATAAAATTGGAATGCGTAATTGTTCTTTTCTTATATCCCTTAATTCTTTTTCCTCTTTTGAGCATCTTGAACATAGCCATTCGATTTCGTCTTCGGATTCATCTAATGCGATTCTTGTGCCTTTGTGGTACGATTCAAACCTTCCACACTTAGAACATCTGCATTCATATTTGTCACAATCCATTCTGGCTTACACCTCCCACTCAATGTAGTCTGAAATATGGAAATAGTGCCTTCTGGCCCATTCGTGGGCTTCATCTATGTTCTGAAACGTCCTCAGCATTTGTCCACAATATATAAGTGTGGGCTTGGTGCGTGTGGCATCTAAAGTTACTAGTCGTCGCGCTTTGCCTTCATCGTCGTAAAATCGACTCATCTCTTCTTCTCCCTTCATTGATTTTCCGCTTAAACCTGCGGGCTTCGGGGAGTTTTGAAGCTCCCCTCGGCTCGGAGGTCGCTGCACGCACCAGCTATCCGATTTGAGCCGGTGGTCTGAGGCTCAAAATCTACTCAAAATCAATATCGGATAAAATGTAATTGCGCTCTGAGTCCTCGTTGATTATTTTGGATGTGAGTCTATGCCCTCCGCGCTCTCCAAATGTGCCACTGCACACACAACCCTCTCTGCCGCATAACTCTCTCCAGCATCGTTGTGCTGTTTTGCGGCTTACTCGATAGCATCCCGCAAATCGTCCGATCGTGATTTTTTGCGGGCGAATGTTAGTCTCAGTGCTGTGAAAATCGTTTGTTAGTGTGATAATCATCTCTTTTACCTCTCCCCGGCGGCTTTTCCCGCCTGCGGGCAAACCCCTCCCGAAGAAGGGGAAAGGGACTGTAAAATGCAGGTTGATCCTAACATCGCTCAGGCTTGCATTGCATCTACTAAAAAATTAGCTTTGTTCATTGCCTTGTCGATAGCCTTAAATAGTTCTACATATTTTTTATCTACCCTCAGGCTTTCATCAGGGGCAGATTCGTTTAAATCGGCTCTCAATTCTGTAATTACTGATTTTATTCCCCTTGCTTCATCTAATGTAAATAATCGCATATTTTCCACCTCCTCGTTATCTAAAATATCTCATCTACTCTAGTATACGCCTCTATTTCGGATATGTCAAGCACTTTTATAAAATATTTTCAACTATTTTTCAGCCCTGAAAATGCCTGTTCAACATTTACTGCTAATCTTATATTTAACATCTATTAAATTATGCTAAGAACGAGAAAAACGATGAAAAAACTTGGAAAGTGGCCTGCGAACTGCGGAATAGTGATCCGCAGGAAGTTTAGGTTTTCAATAATCAATTTTAAATAGCCTGAGCAAACCTGGATTAGCACATACAGGATAGACCACAAGCGGAATAAATGGCTTGAGGCGCGTTGCGGGCTGCTGATTTGTGATGAGCAATAGGCAGTAGGGATAAGTTTGACCTAGCATCTATATTTAATGTATAGAGAGCGTTTTATCTCAGGCTCATAAACAGAGATATTATTGTTACAGGTCTGTACTATCCTATTTATGCACCTTGTGGTTTCCGGCATAAATACTATTATGCTAAAAACTGGTAATGTGCCAGAATTAGGTGTAAAAGTTAAATGTCATATTGTATAATCATCAGACAATTCATGTACTAAGTTAAAGTTGTAAATAAGAAATTAGGTGCGGAAAAATGGAAAATGAGTTGACGCCTGAAAAATCGAAAATAGAAGAAAATTGTCGATTATCTGGTCAACAATTAGAGGCAGCGAAATTATTACTCACACCGATGAAGCAAAATGAAATTGCTGAACAGGTTGGAATTGTGCCTGATACGCTGTCAAGATGGCTTAAACAGGATGACTTCAAGGCTTATTTATCAGACCTAAGAGATAGAGCTAAAGAACGAGCTATCCAAATGTTAGCTGAGGGTGTGACTGATGCAGCTTATATGTTGCATGTGATAGCTAATAAAGGAGATCGTCGAGCCTGTGTTGACGTTTTGAAGGCCGCTCGTGTGTATGTAGATAGAGTCGAGGCTGACCACAGCGGGGTAGTTAATGTAAGGTTCGGCGGTGAGGAGCAGCTAGAGGATGAGGACAAAGAGCCTGATAACAAAGATTAGTTAACATAATGTATGTTATCAGTCAGTGATTCACGCCTAGCACATGATATTATCTAGTGTTTATATCTATAAAACACAATATGTAGTGTGCCTAGTGTGCTATATAGCATTGATATGTTGATACATATAAAATAGTAGGCTGGGGAAGAGGGGTAGGGTACGCCCCCCATTGGATGGTACCTATATACGAGGGTATAGCCCATATATCTAACCCTCAAAAGAACCGTCTTAAATTATTTAGATTTTTAGCAATATAAACAATAAACAGGAGGATGGGGAAGATGAGTAAAGAGAATGAGGAGTGCAAGTACGAGATTTGTGAAAAATGCAGTGACTTTTATTGTTACCGGTATCGACGCGAGGGTGTAGAGTCAGAAGAAGAGCCAAATAAAGAGAAGCAGGAGTGCAAGCATGAGAACATTGCAATATGCCCTATGTGTGGTAGGAGTTTAAGCAAACAAGAAACGTGTAAATGCGGAAATGATGATAGTCATATAGTTCATTATCGTCGCAGAGACAGCGAGGAAGCAATACATGATATTGGTGAACAACTTTCAGATGTTAAACAACGAATCGAGAATTTGGAGAATATCCTAAATGAATTAGAATTAAAGCAGCGAATCGAGAATTTGGAGAAGAACGGACTAAAAGTTGACCTCGGAATGAACTCGACTAATATCTTTCTTGATCTAGCGATTTCAACTCTTATTGTTCAATGTGGCAAGATCAATCCGAACTACAAAAGTGAATAATTATGGCACAAAAGACGATTAACCTACCGGATGTAATAGGCAAGGGATACGCTTCATTTTGGCACTCTAAGAAGCGGTATAGGGTTGTTAAGGGTGGTAGGAGCAGTAAGAAGAGTGCTACTGCTGCATTGTGGTACATTTACAATGTAATGAAGCATCCTGATAGTAATGTACTAGTAGTTAGGCGTGTAGGCAATACGAATAAGGATAGTACATTTGCTCAGCTTAAATGGGCTGCTCACAGGCTTAAAGTATATCACCTGTGGGATTTTAAGGTATCGCCGCTAGAGTGTACATTCAAGCCGACGGGTCAAAAGATTTTATTCAGAGGGTTTGATGATCCCCTGAAATTGACATCAATTACCGTTCCGGTAGGCGTGTTGTGTTGGGTATGGGTAGAAGAAGCATTCGAGATAGAGGACGAAGCCGACTTTGATACACTTGATGAGTCGATTCGAGGTGAACAACCTTGTGGGCTGTGGAAGCAACTAACGCTCACATACAACCCCTGGATAGACTCACACTGGACTAAGACGCGGTTCTTCGATAACGAAGACCCTGAAGCCTTCACGCTTACGACAACCTACTTGTGTAACGAGTGGTTAGACGAAGGCGACAAGAAAAAGATAGCAGACCTGGAGATTAGTAACCCTGATAGGTTCAAGGTAGTAGGGCTTGGCGAGTACGGACTGCCCGGCGGAGTGTACTTCGAGGAGTTCCGCAGAGATATTCACGTAGTCAAGGCGTTTGAAGTGCCTACAGACTGGCGAAGGTTTCTTTCGCTGGATTATGGGTTTGATATGCTTGCCGTATCATGGTTCGCAGTCAACACGCATTCCCACCTGTTCCAGTATCGGGAAGTGTATGAGCCTGGATTGACGCTGAAGCAGGCGGCAGAACGCATTCTATCCGCTATGGACGAGGGCGAAGAAGTTGAGTATATGGTATGCGCCCCTGATTTATGGAACCGGAATAAGGACAGTGGAACGCCTGAAGTTGAGACGCTAATCAAGTACGGGCTGAACAAGGTTGTCAAGGCCGATAGCAGGCGTATTCCCGGCTGGCGTCAGTTAAGAGAGTATTTAAGCGTTTATGAAGTGCCGGACAACGAAGGGTTGATGGTCAAGACAGCACAGTTCAAGCTGTTTGATACATGTAAAAACTCGATTAGAACGCTGATGTCGATAACTAAAGACGAGCGAAACCCTGAAGATTGCGCCGATGAACCACATGAGCTTAGCCATTTACCAGAAGGAATTAGGTACGGAATAATGAGCAGACCGAGAGCAATAAAAGTGGAAGCAACCGACCCGTTAAAAGGGCTATCTGGTCGCGCACCGGCTGTAATACGGAAAATGCACGAAGAATTCAACAACGATCAAGAATCACCGGACGAGTATTCTTAAAGGAGGAGTGAGGGAATGAAAAAGGAGCAGACTGTTATCTGTGACAACACATCAGATGAATTTCCACCGATTATGATACCAATGCGTCCGGTTCTTGGTTTAGGATACGAAATTTTCGTTATGAATCAGTGGGTTTTAATTGGAAAGCCAATTATTAAAGGAAAGAAAATCATTGGATGGATGAATGATTAATTAGGTTGGAATGATTGAAGGAGGATGAGGGGAAATGAATGAAATGGACACAGAATTAGAAGTTTTGACAGATGAGGACTATTTACCTTACGAGGGACACAATCATTGGAGGCAACTGTTAGCACTATTGGCATTAGTAGTTCTAATGGTGGGATTTGCTTTTTATCAAGGATGGTTTACGTTACCGCTTCACAAGACGCACGGTGCAGAGGTTAGTAAGGCAATAGCCGTTGATACTTCGGCTTTTACAATTGGCTCAGATGGCGGGGATACGTGCGTGGACACTAGTGACACTCTTAATGGTGGTCAAGTTATAAATTTAGAGGCTTTAGATGTCGTTACTATTGGTGAGAGTGGCACGATTACTATTGGTGAGATTGCAAATGACACCAATTAACATTCTTTTAGTCATAATCAGCTTCCTGATATTGGCATGGATAATTACCCTGCTCGCCTTCTGGAGCGCATCAAGGGCGTGGTCAAGAGAGCGTGAGAAATTGTGTGATAGACTTCAGGCTGGAACGTTAGTTGACTATTCGAGACATCAGATACTAAATCAGAAAGAACGCAAACCCGCACCATTAGACTATGGAGAAGTACCGAGCGTTGAGGAAGTGACTGCTCTTGAGGATAGGTTGCCCGATGGTGTGTTGGTTGAAGCTAGAACGGCATTTAATGATTTGATGGACAACGAGTAATGAGGCTTAATACATGAGAGTACCCTTTTTAGACAAATCGACGGACAACAGTGAAACAGGCAAGATTACGTATCTTGAAAAGCTCTACGATGCGGCAGACGGCATGAGGAAGAAGTTTGAGAGTGAGTGGTACACGAACTGCCTGTTTTTGGCCGGTCAACAGTGGGAGAAGGCTGCGGAGGACGTGAGAAGGTTCCGCAAGCTGCCGATTCAGTCTAGCCAAACGAAGGTTAAGTTAGTATCAAACCAGATACTTGCACTTTCGCGGCAGGCGGTTTCGTCTATTAATGAGCATTTGGCCGAACAGGTAGCCATAGCAGCCACCAGTGAGCAGGCAGACGTAGACGCTGCGGAGCTTTCTACCGATTTTCTAAGAGCGAGGTACTACGATGACAATGAAGAAACAGTTCGCAGGAACGAGATACTCTGGACGATGTGCTGTGGAAGGGTCTTACGCAAGACCTTTTGGGACCCGGACTTGGACGGGGAGGGAATTGGAGGAAAGATCGTTAAGGCAGGAGACATATCCACAATCACACTTAACCCTTTCCAGTTCCATGTATGCCCCTGGTCAAGCAGTGGCGATGACATCCCATGGATTATCGAATCGGACGTAAGAGACATAAGCGAAATAAACGATTTGTATCCTGGCAAAGACATAGAGGCCGAAGAAGTAGCAGACGCCTCAAGGTTTATGGACAAACTGCTATCGAATGTTGTTGAGGGTACGGAGCAGGGCGCGACTAAGAAGGAAAACGCTGTAATTCTGAAGCGGTTGTACTGTAGACCTGACGCAAAGAATCCGAAAGGCAAGTATTATGTTTGGGCGAACAACGTACTTCTACAGGAAGGGACGCTGCCCGAAGGACAGATGCCGTTTACTGCTATTGACTGGTTCCCGATACCTGGCAGAGCGTATCCTCTGCCGTTTGTGACGCCGCTCAGAGATTTGCAGCGTGAAATTAACATCACGATGTCGCAGATAGTTGAACTGAAGAACAGACAGTTGAGAGGCGACCTTGTTTTAAGGGGCGTAGGAGATGTTCACCAGGAGATAGACCCGATTACCGGCGCGAAGAGGATTAAGGTTGACCCCGGCATTCAGCAATTCGAGTTTATGAGGTATGATTTAAACCCGACCGAAGCTGAAGTGCTTTTAGATAGACTGCACGGTGATGCAATGCGTGTTGCAGGGATTCACGACCCGACGATGGGGAATCCGTCGTCAAGCCGAACAACAGCGACCGAGATAGCAATGCTAAAGGAAAGTGACATGAGCGGGTTGACTCTATTCAGAGCTGGATTCGACAACTCATATTCAAAAGTTGCGATTCTGAAGCTACTCAATGCGAAGAACCATTATCATATACCAAGACTGATAAAAGTTGTGGGCGAAGGGAATGAAGTAAGGACGGCGGCATTCATGGGAAGCGACTTGAGGAACACTCAGGACGTTAGGCCGCGACCTGCGCCGTTATTGACCGAAACAATGAAATCGCAAATGAGGATGGTAGCTTACGGACAGGGGTTGTATGGTCCGTACATGAGCCTGCCTGACAAGTACGCGAAATTGACCGCACTTCTCAATTCGGGCTTACCAGACGCAGAACAAGAGGTAAGGGAACGATTGGGAAACATGACAATGAGTGATTTAAGGCAGATGTGTAACCAGTTTGAAATGATGCAGGCGCAAGCTCAAATGATGGCAATGCAGACACAGATGCAGCAAATGGCTATGTCTATGCCTCAACAGCAGCAGCAAGTTCCAGTTGACCAGAACGGACAGCCGTTGGACGACGGAAGCGAAATACAGGCGTTAATGGCAAGTGGACAAGGTATTCAATAAAAGGAGGATGGGAATGTTTGGACGAGGGTATGAATACGTAACAATAGGATTTTTAGAAGGTCAAGTTAATGTCTTGGAACAGCAAAGGGCAGAATTACTTAAAATCAATCAAAAATTGATTGAGCAGATACGGACAAAAAATGCCGTGATTGAGATATTAGAAAATAGGCGTAGAGAAGAATGGAGTCTTGAGGATAAGGTTAAAACTTCGTTTGAGTTGGTTGCTGAAATGATAACCACTCTTTCGCATCTTGTTGAACTTATGGCTAGGCCGATGGTGGAAGTGAAACGGGATAAGGGGTAGCATAATGGGCAGAAAAAAGTGTAAGTAGTACCCACTAAGGGTACGAACGTACCCTCACAAGGTACGATATAAACACCTTCACTTATTGAGAAGTGTAAGTAATTGTATGCATTTTGCGTACAATTGTTCGTAATTTGCGAATCATATTATGTTTTAGCGCATGAACTGCAAATATAACTTTCCTTATTTGCAGTTGTCCGAGGTTTGCGGACATGTGCGAGGTTAAAGCGCAGGTCTTAAATAAGTCAACTTTCTCTATTGAAAGCCGGTTCCTGCGACTCGAAGTCCGCAATTTATCACTCCTGCCGTTTCGACGGACAGGATGCGAGGCCGCCGATAAGTCTTATCTAGGACTTCAAACCGCGTAGCGGAATGATAGGCGGCTTCTGCCTTTGCCTGAAGGCTTGGTCAAATACATTTTACTAAATTATACTTTGGTATCGCAAAATGCGACATCAGTTGGTTACAAAATGACACCGACTGAACCGGTAACAAATTGTCACCAGTTGGAAATAAGTCTTGACATTTCGTAACAATTATTCGGTTAAACCCGATAAAAATGCGGGATTAGTACGGGATTAGTGCGGGATTAGGAGGATGGGATTGAATACGGTAGGCATAATAAAGTGGTTTGATTCGTGTATCCAGTTTGGCGAGTACAAAAGAAGCGACCTTGAGAGACAGCAGATATTAACTAGTTGTGGTTGGGTAGTTGAGAACGACGACAAGGGCGTTTCGCTTGCTATGGATACATTTGACAGCGACGGTGAGAAGTTCAGAACGCTTTTACATATACCAAAATGCAATATTCTAAGCTATGATTTCAAGGAAGTTAACCAAGCAGAATAAAACACAGTTTAATATTTGCCCGATTAGTTGAAGCCGGTTGATCCCCGGATTCTGCAAAATCATACCCCGGATATTCTCTAGCTAGAGGGAGAGTATCCGGGGTTTTTTGCGTTTCGGGCAATTCAATTTCGACGAGTGGTTCACGTAAGAACCCGTTTCGCAGGCGTAACCAGCGCAAATTATCGCCGTAACGGGCGCAAAACGTGTTGAAAGGGAACAAATGGACAACGAAACAATGGGAACAGGCACAGAAGTACAGGACGGCGCGACTGAGAGCGAAGAAGTCAACGAGGAAACGATAAAGTCCGAAACCGAGGAATCGACCGAGGAAGTTGACGACCAAGAGACTACCAAAAGTGAATCTGAGGAAACTAAAACCGAAGAATCTACTGAAGAAGCCCCTGAAGTACGGCAGTCACGCGCACAGACGCGAATCAAGGGACTGATTGAGCAGAATAAAACGCTTGCTCAAGAACTTGAATCGCTTAGAACGCCCAAAGAGCCTGAAAAACCCGCAACTCCAACTTATGCGGCTGCTAACGACATCCTAATGCCTGAAGTCGCAAATCATCCAGCTATCAAAGGCCGATTCGTTAATGATGAAGGTCTTGTACAAGCTGACGATGGTTACCTTTACTCTCCACAGTCATTGATTCGAGAGTTCAACCGCGACCAGAAATTAGCAAACCTTGAGAATTATGTAGCAACGCAGGAACAGCAGAAGATTGAATCTGAAAACCGAGCCAAAGCGCAAGAGATTCAGAAAGAACTTCAAGAAGCTGTTGTTGGCAGCATTCAGGACGAACGAAAAGCCGCGTTCCCACAGTTAGACAAAGCGCAGGCGGAGAAGGTTGATAAACAACTCATCATGCTTGCTGATGGTTATGTCGCTCAAGCACTCAAAAGCGGAGAAGTTTATTCTGCTGAGTTGATTGATAAAGCGACAAAAACGGCTTTGACCGACCTGAAGGAAACCTTCGGGATATTCGGAGCTAAGCAGTTAAAAGACAATCTGCAACAGAAAGAACAATTCAAAATCAAGCCTGATGGACAAAGCGGCGTTAAAGCCGAAAAGTCGCTGCATGAAATGACCGACCGTGAAAAAGACGGTTGGGCTAAAAAAGCGGCTCTGGCGGCGGAGGCAGCGCACCGTACAGGCTAAGAAACTACGAGGTGAACCAAATTGCCAAGCTCTATAAACGGCATTAAACTTGCCGATTTGAACTATTTTATGAAGAATTATCCGACAGGGATAATTGTTCCTTCGGACTACCGTTGGAATACACTTTACGACTGTTTAAAGGGCAACCTGAAAACCGATGGATTTTATGGCGATATGGCCGAAATTCTGATTAAGACCAACAGGCCATTTACCGGACAGGCTATGGGCGATAGAGTCGCTATCCCATATGCCGACAACACCGGCTATATCATGCAGCACCTTCCCATGAGACGGGTGATCGTTAATGCCGGTGTTTCCGGTGATGCTATGGAACGCGCAACTGGTGGAGCGGCTTCCTGGGGCAATATCGTTAAGGAAGCACTCGACGACGAGAAAAACGAGTTCTTGGACTTTATGGAAGAGTGTGCGCTTGGAGACGGAACCGGCAGATTGGCAAGGGCTTATTCTGCCTCAGCAGGAACAGCAGAAGTGACTGTGACGTGCGACAACACATATTCCGACTTTGGATGGGAGAACGTAGCCCTGATAAAAAAGGATATGTGGATTGAGGCTTACAACGCCTCTGATTCAATAGCCACTGATGCCAATGGTGTAACTGCATGGGAAGTAAGTGCGGTTAGTTTCGGCGACCGTGATAATGGTGCTGCAACCACAGGTACATTCACCATTTCTTGTACTGCTGGTCAGGAAGCCACTATTGCTGCGTTCTTCGACAACGGCGCGTTGGTATTCAGGGCAAAGACTCGCTCTTTGGGTCTTAGCGATTCGGTAGCAGGTACGACTTGTTATCAGATTACGAACTTTGCAAGTTCCTATGACCTGAATACTTCTCTGCCAATGGGGCTTGTTGGAATTGTTCAAAGCGCGTTAACTGCCGATGCTGCTTATGCCTATACGGATAGTGCGGTAGTGCTGACTATGGACACATTCCAGGGGCTTGCTAGAGCATCCTACTCTCCGCTAAACGCTATTATGCGTGATGCAACTAACTTCGGCGGGACAAGAGGTACGCCTGAAGATTGGGGTTTAGACACCCTTACCGATGCAATGGCGATAGTAGACAAGCGCGGTGGAAAGACTGATGTTCTGGCTTGTAATCCTGTTATGGCACTTGCTATTGACCGCAGAAACAAAGACGAATCCGGTATAACCGTAAACGTTAGTACTACTGGCGAAATGGCGCAGACCGCTACGGGCGCACAGTGGGCTAATAAGTTCAAGAGGCCGGACGGTCAAGTTATTCCGATTATCACTAGCCACACCATACCTGAGAACGTGGTCTACGGACTTTGTACTCAAGACCTGATTTGGTATGTGAAGGGTAATTATGACTTCCTGAGACTGTACGGAGACATCTGGCAGCCGGTTATGGCGCAGAGATACGATGAGTATGAAGCTCCGTTCGGTGGACGGCATCAGATTGGCGCGAAACGTTGCGACCGCCAGTTCTGCATTCAGGATATGGCTACCGACGTGTAATTAGTCAATGCAAAAACAGAGGGGTCTTAATCGGCCTCTCTGTTTTATTTTAGCAGAAAGGAATTCAATTATGCGAGACAACATTCGCATAGTCACAAACATATCCGACAAGAACGTGAAAATTAAGCGACTTGGTAGGGTTTATGTTTTAGAACCTGGCGAAGCTCGGCCTATTCCGACAGCCGATTTTCTAGGCGGCGGCGGCCTTCGCATGAAACGGCGCAACATACTCAAAGCAGAACGACCTTCGAGACAAGTATTAGCAGAGGTCGATATTCCTGTAGCCGATGTTGCCGAAACAGAAGGCGAACTGACCGATAAATCAGCCAACGAACTACGAGAAATTGGGGCTGAATTGGGACTTGAGTTTAAGCCAGTGGGTGAAAAGAAAGTAGACATGATCGCGGCTATCGAGGTCGCGCAGAAAGAAAAAGGTGAATAACAATGAAAAGACTGACGCTTTTCATGCTATTAATTGCAGTGCTTGCGAGTTTTGCTGTAAGTCCTGCGTTGGCAAAAACAACGTTAGGACACGGTGCGGCTCCGGCACTTACAAACGTACTCAAAGCAGATAGCGGTATAACAGTTGATACTACTAAGTTTACACTTAACGGTGCTAACTACGGTATCAGTTGGATACCTACCGCGACAACCGGTAATGCCGGTGTGTTCGACTTCTCTACGCTGATATCGGGTAACGGTCTGAAACTCATATGTGTTGATGGCACGCTCAATAATGGAAAGTATATCAACGCCTATGGTGTGACCGGCACTACATCAGTGTGGGCTATTGGTGAAGGTGGAATCGAGACTTATAAGGGCGGCGCGACTATAGACAACGCAACGTCCTCAAGTATCTTGAATCTGACAGAAACCACAGTTCGGGTTACAGGTATACTTGATGTTACTGGTGGCTTAACCTGTGATACTAACGCGTTGGCTGTTGCCGATACCACAGGCGTAGTTACTATGAAGGGTGGGGCAACACTTGATAACAATGCTTCATCTGATGCGCTGGTCTTAACCGAGACAACGGTACAGGTTGCAGGCATACTAGACGTAACCGGTAATTCGACTCTGGTATCACTCGATGTCGGCGGCGGTTCCGGTGGGTCTGGCGCAACCATAGCCGCGACCGGCATAAGCACATGGGACGGACTTCTAAATGCTAATGGTGGAATTGCAACTGACGCGACTAACTTCACGGTAGACGGTTCAACAGGCGCATTGGTAACGGCGTCGTCCGCTACTGCTGATAGTATTGTTTGTACCAATGCCGCGACATTCGGCGGCGGCTATGCTGCTGGCGGTTCGGGTGCGACAATTTCTACAGCAGGCGCAATATCGGCTAATGGCGCATTGGTTCTATCAGTAGGATCAACTGCTATCAGTTCACCCGCCGGAGTAACGGCTGCTGCCGGTACTGCACTTGGTATCACAACCGGCGACGGCACAGGTGGCACGACAACCGGCTATGCTGGCGGTGCGTTTACGACTACGACCGGTGCTGGAACTGCTGGGACGACAACCGGCGGCGCGGGTGGAGCATCTACCCTACTTAGCGGTAACGGTGGAACTTCGGTAACTGGCACTTCGGGTGCTGGCGGCGCATTCTCAATAACTGCTGGAACGGCAGGCGCGGCCTCCGGTGCTGGCACGTCCGGTGCAGCCGGAGCGGTAGCGATTAACGCAGGCGCGTCCGGCGCGACCGTAGCCGGAACAGGTGCAGCCGGTGGTGCAGTTGGTATCACGGCAGGCGCATCTGGAACAAATACTTCAGCTAATACGGCTGCTGGTGGTGGAGTAAATATTACCACAGGCGCAAGCGGCACAGTGACAACCGGTACTTCCGGTGCGGCTGGTACACTTGCTCTGCTTGGTGGTAACTCTGGGCTGGCTTCAAGCACAGGCGTATCCGGTACGGGTGGCGCTGTAACACTAACCGGCGGGAACGCTGGCACTTCTGCTGGAGGCGCGACTTCCGGCGTTGGCGGTGCTGTTAGCTTGACTGCTGGTAACGGTGGCGGTGGTACTCCCACAGCCGCAGGAAACGGCGGTGCAATAACCCTTACTGCTGGTACTGGTGGAACTGGTACTACAGGCGGTAACGGTGGAAACCTCAACTTCTATACCGGTGTTGCTGGCACAGGCGGCTCCCCTACAGTTGGAACTGTAACAGTTAAAGTAGGCGGTGCAAGTGGCACTAGCGCGTTAACAATCGGGACAACTGGCATAGTAGCTGTCCCTGTAAGCCAGACAGTGGGCGGTGGGTACGGAACAACCGGCTCTACGTTTGGCACAGACGGCTCTATTTCTATGGATGGTGTGCTTACACTGTCTAAAGGCTCAGGTGCTATTGTTACCCCTGACGGTGTGACTGCTGCTGCTGGAACTGCTTTAACTATTCAAACCGGAGCAGGAACGGGCGGCACAACCACAGGCTATGCTGGTGGCGCATATTCGGTTACGACCGGAGCAGGCACAGCAGGTACGACAACTGGTGGTGCTGGCGGCGCGATTACTGATCTGGCAGGTAACGGCGGGACTTCTGTAACAGGAACGACCGGAGCAGGCGGCGCGGTATCAATCACGGCTGGAACAGCCGGAGCAGCTTCGGGCGCGGGAACATCTGGCGCGGCGGGTTCATTGACCCTGGCCGGTGGTGCTTCTGGTGCTACAGTTGCGGGTACGGGCGCGGCTGGCGGCGCGGTTGCCATTAACGGCGGCGTATCCGGCACTAACACAACCGCTGCATCGGCGGCTGGTGGAGCGATTACATTAACTCCCGGCGCAAGCGGTACGACAACTACTGGCGCGGCTGGAGCTTCCGGTGCTGTTTCAATCGCTGGCGCAACTGGTGGAAATGCTAGTGGCGCGGGTACTGGTGGACAGGGTAGCAATGTATCCATAGTCGCCGGTACAGGTGGGACAAGTGCTGCTGGCACAGGTGGTACGGCTGGTACGGTTACAGTCACGGCTGGTAACGGCGGTGAAGTGACCGGCGGGGCTGGAACTGCTAAGGCTGGCGGCGCGGTAACCATTACATCAGGTACAGGCGGCGCGATTGCGACTGGAACTGGACTTGCTGGTGGTGCATTGAACATCGTTAGTGGCACTGGTGGTGCTGGTTCGGTAGCCGGTGGAACTGGTGGCGCGATAACAATTGCTACCGGTTCGGCTGGTGCTGGTGGGACTGGCACAGTAGGCGCATTCAGCATTAAACAGGGTGGTACAGGTGGAACTGAGCGCATAGGCGTGACAACTGCCGGTGCGGTCAATATCACTGGTACTACAACTGTAACAGGTGCTATGTCTGTTACCGGAGTTGCCACACTAGCTGCCCTGAAAATGAACACCGAAGTCATGAATTCAGATGGTTCGGAAACATTAACCGTTGCACAGTCGGGAGCGCATGTTGTTTGTGTAAAGACTGATGGCGCAACAACCGTTACTCTTCCAAACCCCGATTCTACGTGTGAAGGCGTTGAATTCACCATTCTTCAGACGCAAGACCAGAACATAGTTGTGGTATGTGAGACTGCTGATAGTGATGGATTTATCGCTGATAATGTGCCAACCTCTGACCAGGTTTCGTGTGCGACTGCATCACATAAAATAGGTTCTGGAATACGCATTATAGGTGTTGAGATTGTTGATAACACCACATATAAGTGGATGGCATTTCCGCTTAGTCCAGTTGAACCTCTGACAGTGGAAGCAGAAGATTAAGTTAGTTATCAATTGATTGGTATAAGGGAGAGGGCTTCGGTTCTCTCCCTATTTTATTCGAGGAGATTGAACGATGGAAATTAAGATTTCAGGATGGGCGGCATTAGGATTATTCGCTTTGATTTTGATACTGAGCGTAGGGCTTCAGATAGGCACGATGATGGTTTTAGCTCCTGCTCTTGCTAATCAAGTTGAAGGAGTAAGAACGATAACAGTAAATACCGAACGAAACTTCACAGCTTACAACAAATTGGTAAATGACGGTTTTATAGCGATAGACAAGAGGCTAAAGGCTTTAGAAAAGAAATAATCCTGACTCCTCCTCCTTCTCGCTGTGGGCGGGTGTGGTGTCATACGTATTCCCTACCCTCCGCACTGCATACCGCCCACTTTTTAAGAAAGGCATAAAATGACGAATTTAGCGCAGATAACATGGGCGGACATAGTAACAAGCGTAGCCGAAGTTCACGCCAAAGAGAACGCAAAGCCGAACCGTTCGCTTTACCTGTCTCTAGGCAATGAGTTTTTAGCGATAGTTGCCGAACAGACGGAATGTTATCACAAGGCATGGACAAACGTAGCTGAAACTGGCGAACTGACAGTAACCGCTAATTATTGTACGCTCCCGATTGACCTGATACGCATGACGCGTGTTGAGTGGGATACGGCTGACAATCCGCTTGAATTTAGGACTGAAGCTTGGATGAACGAGAATCTACCGGGCTGGCAGGAAGAGACAGGCGATTCGCCCGCTTACTACACGGTTATCGGCAATACCATGTACTTCGATGTCGATCCTACCAGCACTGTAACCGGCATGCTCACTGTAAGAGGCGCGGCGTATCTACCTGCTTTATCCGACAGTGGCGTTGCAACTAATCCGCTTGCATGTATATCAGTAGGGCTTCAGAGGAATATTGCGGATTACATACTTGCTAATCTGCCATTTGACCCTGGAATACCAGTTGAAAACATGAGGCAGGCACGGTATGCAGCAAAGATTCAGCCTGTGCTTGATAGATTGTATTCTCAAGTGAATACCAGGCAGATGGAAAGGTTTGGGTACTAAAGATGCCGAGCAAAACTTACACATTTGCAAGTCCGGTAGCAACCGTTGTGCCTGCGACTGTAGGAATGATGAAAGCGACGTATGGACACGCTGCTTCTCTGCCAGATCCGACAACGGTTACAACAGAAGCATCCCAAGCTAATGTCAATAAGATAAAGACCAGCGAAGAAACACCTGAATACTGGCAATATATTTATAGCGACGTAGGCGATAGTCCGCATAAGGTATTTTGGATTAAGCCTCTGCCGACTCAAACCAATCTAACAAAAACAAAATTCACTATGACTGTGAAAGGTTATTCGGAGGACGACAAAACCGCAGAAAACTACACTTTAAGTTTGAGGGTATGGAACGGCTCAACGTGGGAATTGCTAGATTCGGATGCTACAGGAAACCCGACTACATTAACAGGTTCTTTAACAGCAGATTTAAGCAATTATGTAAACGATGGTTACCTGTATTTTGCAGTTGATTCTGACGGCGTAGGCGCAGGCGACGAGGCGCACCCCGCCATTTATACTGACTTTGTATCATTTTCAGAAGATTTCACATATTCAACTAAACGACCAAAACGGCAGTATTCGTTCGTGATTCCAAGATAAAGGAGATTAGAAATGGGAAATGTTTTAGATCCGATTGTACTTTGTAGGATGATTGCAGGCCAAGTAGGCGTACCTCATCTAGTGTGGAAAACCGCAAGACTGGCAGCCGATGCCGGGACATCAAAGAGCGTTACTAAACCCTGTCTGTTCGGCGGGTTTCTAGTTACTACAGCCGGTGGTGATGGTACGGCTTACGTAAAAGTAAAAGATTCTGCCGATGGTGGCTCAACCGGCACAGATTTGATAAGCCAGGCCGAGGGTTCCGGTGCTACTACAGGTTGGCTGTACGACGATAACACGTCGCGCTATATGGCAAATGGTTTATACGTTGTCACGAACCTCGGAGCCTCTACCGCACCACACGGCACAGTTTACTACCTAGAGCTATAAAAGGAGTGACTTATGGCACTCGCATTAACACGAGCGGATTTAATAACATATCTGCGCTATCGGCTGAACGATACGCTCATCGGCTCAAACACGTCGGGCAATTATACGGCTAATGAATTGGGCTTCTGTGTCGATTTGGCATACCGCGAATCGGTAGTAGCAACAAATTCTAATAAGGTTAAGTCGAGCGTTGCGCTTACAGCAAGTACACATACCTATGACCTGGACACGGTGTACGAGCCGATAGAAATAAGCCATAACGACATTGTACTTGAGAAGGTTGAAGTGGGCGACATGGGCATAACTATTCAATCGTGGGATGCGACTGCCGCCGGGACGCCTACCAAGTGGATGCACTTAACGGGTGGGTATATTCGACTTTACCCAACACCGGATTCAACTGCCGATAATTACTCGTTGATCGTACACGGGTACGCTTATCCTACCGACATGGGTTCAAGCGATACGCCCGTTGCACTTCAAGATGGGTATGCGATTTCAGTGATGCTTGATAGAGCAGAAGCAGAGGCGCGATTTATGAGGCCGACATACGGAGCTAACGCGCAGTTAGCTTCAATGAGAATGCAGAACTGGCAGATGTGGGTTGAACAGATTCAGAAGTCGATAAGGGGATGATAGGCATGGTTTATACACCACACGGCGTTTTCGGCAATAGAACACAGAATACGAATAAAAGTTTTAGACCACACGGCACGTTTACCGATGCCTTCAATCAGGAAATAGCCAAGAGAAAAAAAGCGCAGGAAGAAGCCTTGAATAATATATATAGGCGAGGGCATAAACCGGGACAAGGTGCGGGTGGCACAACAGCGGTAAGATTCCCTATACCGAGACATGGTTATAATTTATGGCCTAGTGGCATAGCGACCACAACCGAATTAGGATATTACGGCAAGTTCAAATACGCTAATATCATGGAACGCTATCTAAGCGCAACCGGCGTTAGGCTTGTGGCTGCCGACTTTCAGACTTACGGTTCACCAAGATTGTATCGACATTGGATGATGTTTGGTAAGGATTGGGAATTAGACAGCGATATATCAAGGTGTAACCCGCTATCACACACAGATTTAACTGCTGAAGATTGGTATTTGAAGGTTGGCGGGGCGATTGAGGCTGAAAATGTAAATACATATTACTGCAATCCCACAACTGAATATGCCGAGGCGTGGTTGACGGCAGCACTTGACAGAATGGACGGCGAGGGATGGTGCGGAGTGTGCTTGGACTATGTTATTCCGGCACTTCTACCATATGTAAATACTTCGCCGGATGTGCCTGATGGATATGCGACGAGCGCAGAATACTATGCGGCTTGGCAAGCGGCATTCGCTTATATAGTAGCAGGTTTCCAAGATGCTGGTTATCAGGTTGTGGGTAACTGCTGTGGTGAATATTACAAATGGCATAGGATTGAACACGCAGAAGAGTATGAGGGAGAATACGATACATCATACACACCATACCACTATATGTATCCTTTGGTAGACGGCACATGTTTTGAGCAGGGCGCATTCAAAGGTGACGGCGACTATCAAACGAACTGGATGATCGAATCCTACGTTTTCTTTAACATCAAAAATGACCCTAAGTTGTGTTGGGTAGGGCAGGGCGGACTGAAAGACACGACTACTGATTATGCCTCAAAGAAACGACTTGCGTTAGCAATTTATCTAGCTGCTGTGCCCAATGACACAAGCATAAGAGCATTCAACACGGCTTACGATTGGGAGCCGAACTGGACTACAGCAGATTATGACTTTGAAATAGGCGTTCCCGTTGGCGAGGCTACCATGATTAGGTCAAGAACTTGGCTTAGAGAATTTAAATATGGATATGTGATTGCAAACTACGATAACTCTACATATGCCGCGACCCTGGCAAAAAATTATGTAGATGCTGATGGGACTGCGTATACGGCTGGTGCATATACCGTACCCGCACGCACAGGATTAATTTTACGAGAGGGATAGGATGGCATTACACGGTTCATCTAATTTCATAGCTGGCGAAACACGGAAAGTACGGCTTGTTCCGGGGAGCGGCGGCGCGGTGCTCGACAGGTGCAACGGGTTTGACCCGTCCGACGGCTCACTGATTCCTGAAAACGTCGGGGAGAAGATAAGTACAACTTCACTATCCGGCACGACACCGGAACAGGGGCTTGTTGCGTTCAAGGACGGCAGCACGACTACGCTTTATGCACGAGACGCGAATGAAGCCATTAGAACAGTCACTGACGGCGCGGCATGGGCTAGTGCGGGTTCGGTGATTCCAATTATTATTGGCTCGAATCCGTTGAGAGTGGACAAGCATATTATCTATCCGGTTGACGGCGCGAATCCGATGATGAAGGCTTATGAGCCGGGGAGTGCATCTACCAAACTGAGGCCGCTTAGTTTCAGGAGTCCGTATGATTATGACAGGTATAGTAAGCCGACAATAACTGCGTCGGCTCTTGGCGGTAAAAAACTATTTGGTTGTGTGGATGCGGTGAATCTTTGGACAAGTGTTGATAGTAATACACATTATGTTTTTAGTGCAGCCGATAATTATATAACATTAAGCCTGGATGAAAGCACGGAAGAAAGTATACTTGGATTTGAAAAGTCACTTGGTTCTACGGGCATTACTCTTGCGGGTTATCCCTGGCTTGTTGTTGATATTATGGTTGAAAACGACGAACAAGATTATGCTAACTTTGGGTACACGGCGTCTACGGGTGTAATTGTTCCTTCCGGTTATATACTACAACTATTTTCTGATGTAACTTGTGACACATTAATTGTTGAATTTCAGATACCTAAGTGTACCGTAGACTATGTGAATCGTATAGCTTTCAATCTTGGCAATTTGACTTCTACGTGCAAAGGCATTGGTATTAAGACCGCTGCTTTCTACACACCGCCTGAAGTAGGTGCGGACGATCATAAAATCACTTTATATGACGCAACCTTTGCTGATAATTGGAATTTCAAAGGTAATTACCTTATGCCTGCAATTCAATGGGATAAGGGTTATCTTGCAGAACTACTTACAGGTGTTACGGCGGGGAAGATTACAATTAATTCATCTGCAAATCTTGTCGAAAACGGTGACTTTGAAAGCGGCAGTGGCGAAGGACTTATCCCAACAGATGCAACAATAACTGGTTGGACGGGTTCTAACGCTTATAGAAAATCAGGCGGCAGGTCTGGATACAAGGTTGAACTGGCCGGAAATTTTTGGATTGCAGAATCTATTACATCTTCTTCTGAGGTTTCATATCGGATACCAATAACACCAAACCAGGAATATAAAGTTGGACTTTGGTATTCTTCGCCCAATGGTGGAAGTTTCAAGATGACTGTTGACCCTGATGTTGGAGATTCAGAGGTTTATCCTTCATCCGGTTATTATAATGCAAGCAATCAGTCGGAATGGAAAGACTGGCCTCAGAAATATACAGCACCGGCAGGTTCTTCATACTGCACTATAAAGATTGAGTGTGCAGCCTTAGCGTGGCGTCAAGGATTTGCAATAGATGATGTTTATTTCTATGGCGCGAATGAGACGACACAAGGCTGGACAGTTGTATTGTGCCATTTCGATCCTTCTACGCCGGATGAAAAGTTTCCAGAAGATCATTGGGTGGAATGGAAATATTGTTTTGCTGGTAAGGACTTGCTTGGCGAAGATAATTTTACCGTTATGGTTAGCAATCCGTCCGAAGCATCTAATCCGTCTACATATGCTGATCCCTGGCGAGAATATACGGTTGGCATTGCTCTTGACAATGGATATGTTGCAACGGCTTCCATAAACGCCGGGGGTACGGGATATGCCGCAAATGACACTCTTTCATTGATAAGTAATAGCGCAAACGGCATAGATGGAAAGGTAAAGGTTACCAGCGTTAATGCAGGCGTAGTGACCGGTATATCAATTATTGATGTTGGTTCTGGATACTCCGACGAAACCGGTGCAGCAACCCAAAAGATAACGGGGTCTGGAAATGACGATTGCACGATTAATATAACGGTTGGCAATGTAATTGACGAGTTTGGTGATTATGTAACCGACGCACTTTTATACCGCAGGATATATACGGGCGGCGAAGAGGGCAACGATTCCGGCACATGGAGTGAGTGGGAATTTGTAGAAAAAATTGATATTGCTAACCCAATGTCTTATGTAGACAGCGGCTTGGACAACCCTGAATCCGAAAGCTACGCGAAGTATGATGATTATCATTACGTGCCTGAGATTATGCAGATAACTAACGACTACGCTTCTTCGGCGCGGTATGTGGCCTACATGGACAGGCGCATATTTGCCGGATGCCTGGATTGGAGTGAAGAAGATGGCGAATGGAAAAGACCGACTGCAATTGAAATTTCATCGTATGAGAAGACTTGGGCGTTTCCTACGACGGTTGATTCAAATTCTGAGATTACAGACGGCGTGGAACTCGACGGCTACGCTATTACAGGCACGGAGATTCGCGGGTTGTTGGCTCGCAATGACGACCTGTTAGTTTTCCTAGACAACGAGTTTTTCCTGGTGCGCGGGACAGACCCGGTAAGCGGGTACTCGATAACCAGGCTTGATTCAATTGGGTGTAATTCTGCAAGGACATTGCAAGACTGCCGGAAGATGATTATATGGCACGACGGTCAAGATTTTTATGGTTATGCAGGCGGGTTATCGGAACCGATTTCAAGGCACATAATTGATTCGACTTTGATCGACTTCACCAAGCCGCACAATTCAATTTACTGGAAAGATAAGTATGTGTTCTTCTGTGAGTATAACGATATTTGGAGCCTGGTTATTTACGATTTGCTGACCGGATCGTGGAGGATAAGGCAGAGTGACACGGCCTTGAACCTGGTGGGGATCTGCACGGACGGGACAACTGTGTTCGGCGTGACGACGGGCGGGAATGCAATTGACGTGTTCGGCTCGTCCACAACAGAGGCGATTGACGCAGACCCGTACACACAGAGTCCGACGCGTGAAGTGTTTACACAGTATTTTGTAGTGGGCGCACCGAACTACGACGTGCAGATAAATGAACTGTTCGTGCTTGCCGAGACAGACCAAACAAGTGCAATAACCGTTTCGGTTGCCGTTAAGACACACGCCTTGAAAGAGAATTCTATTCCCGCCGGGGAAGATGTTTTGACCTTGCTGCTGGATTCTTCACAGACACGGTACAGATTGCCGCTAAATGTGAAAGCAAATGCGGTAAAGGTTGAGTTAACCTATGTAGGCGTTCACCCGCCGACGATTCACGAGATTTACGTGGTTGCAGATGAGGTTCCGGTTCAATGAGAAAAACATCATTAACACAACAACCGAAGATTGTTAATCCGTTAACCAGGACAGCCGACTTTGAGACGAAGAATCTGATTAAACAGATTCAGGAGGAGCATGGAAGGGCATGCCAGATTCAGGATGAAAAAGGCGGCTATGCAGCAACAAGATGGAACGGTGATGTATTAGAGAAACAAAAAAACGGCAAATGGGTTAGCGTTTTTAACGCTTCTTCGGCTACTCCAACATCTACACCAAGAGTAAGAAGCTACGGCAGTTCTGTTGCTGTGCCGACTACTTCCACCGGCGACAAGGTGAAGGTATCTTCAACTGATGGGATGGCACAGTATCTTGAAAGCAAAGTGGTTGCAGGAACGGGTGTTGACGTAACTAAAAGCACGACCGCGAATGTTGAAAAGTTGACCTTGAGCTTGGACAGTGGCGAAACGATAACACTGATAATGACCGCCTTGAACGCAGCGACATCGAAGGATACGCCGATAGATGCAGATATGATTCCTTTGATGGATTCTGCTAATGGTAACGTGATGAAGAAACTGTCCTGGGCGAACATCAAGGCGACACTTAAAACCTACCTTGATGGCCTGTATTCCGCATTGGGACACACACACGCATACATACCGACCACTGAAAAAGCGGCGGCTGGTGGTGTAGCTTCTCTTGATGGAAGCTCTCTCGTTGTGCAGAACCCGGCAAACGCGACCGCTACTCCGACCGCAAGTAAAATACCGATAGCAGATGGTTTCGGCAAGCTTGACGGCTGGATAACGGCTAGTGCTAGCACAGCATCAGATGTTACGACTTCAACAGGCAACTTCAACAAGCGTCTTTCTTCAGCAGACGATACAGTTCAAAAGGCACTAGATACACTTGACGACTATCAATCGTTTAAGCTCTCGAACTTCAATCCCTTTTGGTTATTGGAAGAGCCTTGGGACGAACTTATTAACGGTACGCTCTCAACGGGCAATGCAACACCGGCGAGCGTGACAAGAACGTTCGGCAATGCGACTACTGACAACAATGGTATGGGAGGGATAAGCTGGACAGGCACGACATTTGCTGGTTCCGGTTGGACTGCGGCAGCCGGATATTGCCACACGCGAACGGCAGCAAAATACCTTGAAGTGGTTATTAGAACCGCAGGCACAAATAATATAGTGCTGGACAGAGGCACAGGCATTTCCGACCCAGACAGCTATGATAATCATGTTGCAGTAACACTTGATTCAGTAGTTCAAGCGGTCTGGGACCAGGATAATAACCAGACATATACGCTTTCGAGTGTTGCGGCAGGAGTTCATACAATCAGGATTACCGCCGTCGATGCTATAAACCTTGCCGCGCCCGACAGCGACATTTACATGGCGATTGCCAGTATTCAATATTCAGCATTTCCATATCAAGGGGTAGGGGCTGCAAGTGATGTAGTTGAGATTCTTTATATCCCACCCTGGATGACTTGTTGCACAATTAGCGTGGGAAGTGTGACAGACGGGGTGGGTACTTACAACAGTTCACTTATCGGTGAAGGGATAATTCAAAGGTTGCCGTTGGGTGATGGATATACAGATAACAACTTTGACAAAGACGCGCAAACACCAGCAGGATGGACAATGCACACTTCGGCATGCACCGGAATATTAAGACTTCCAATAACGGGCGATACTGTAACATCGGGCAGAAGCATTATCAAACCGGGCATGAGCATGACGCTCTCCGCGACTCCCGGCACGAGAGGCAGACGGGTAACGGCTTCTAATGCCTGTGTTTCAGTCGCGCCTTCCATGTCTGCAAGCGTGGACTCGTTAAGAATACTGCCGTGCTTGGGGAAGGTAACGAGCGCAGGAACGTATAGCGGTCAAGTGGTTTTATTAGTGATAACACAGTTTGTAAGTGCAGCCAATAATGCTGTTACTATTTTAACGTCAAGTAATGTCGGGATAGCAGCAGACTTCTTTGCATTACCGACCTTGACTTAGGCTCTTTGATTGAATTATGAGTCTCAAAGCGATTGCGGAGAATGATTGAAGGCTTTTCGATGAGGTAATAGCCAAGAGCACCGCCAATGATAACAGACGGCAGGGCGATTATCCACCATGTCAAAGTACCTTTTTCAAGGTTTGGCAGAATCCAGAACGGTATTTTGTCCATTAGTACGTTGTAGAGATACATGGAGTAGGATATTACTCCAATGTATGTTATCGGTTTAAGAGACAGGATTTTAGCAAGTATGGTTTGGGGAGAAGCAAGGCTGGCATAGATTAGGCATCCCCAGGTTGGCGCAAAGAACATATCTACCCACTGATAAGAATAATCAGGGAAGAATGCGGAACGAATGTAAGGTGCGCCGAACAGACCGAACAGGCCGACAATCCAAGCGATACCAGTGAACCGCTTTTCGCCCTTCACAAGAAGGACGGCGGGGATCATCCCACAAACGAAGTCGAATATGCGGAACGGCATTTGAATGTGAAGTTGAGAGGCCGATTGGGACGGCAGGAACTTGAAGGCAAGGAATTGACCCAAGATACTCATAATCGCCGCTCCGATAAGCATGTGCTTAGGCTTTCGGAAAACCAGAAGTGCAGTCAAAGGAAACAACCAGTAGAATTGTTCCTCAGTTGCAAGTGACCAGAGTACACCCGTAAATGAAAAAGCTGTATCCCAAGATAGAATATGCGCGAAGGATAGATGGAGCGCAATATGCTTGAA